GTTGATTTGCATGGTGAAGGTAACGATGTTAGATTGAAGAATATGGTGAATAGTATCGGATTCAAAGTTGTTAAAAAATATGATGGTATTAAAGATTATACCAAATTAAAAGCAATCATTGGAAATAATGAAGAGGGATTTGTTATTAGATTTTCTAATGGTGACAGAATGAAAATCAAAGGTGAAGAATATCTACGTCTACACAAAATCATGACTAATGTATCTACCACCGCAGTATGGGAAGTGTTAAGTAATGACGGTAATTTTGAGGAATTACTTAAAGACGTTCCTGATGAATTCTATCAAAAAATAAAAGATTATGAAAAAAGTTTGAAATATAATTTTTTTCAAATATCAGAATATTGTGGAAAATATCATGATGGTTTTAGATACGGTAAGTTTGGAGATAAAGACCTTGAACTAACTAGAAAAGAATATGCCGAATTTGTTATGAAAAACGTAAAACCTCCTCTCAGACCTGTTATGTTTTCAATGTGGGATAAAAAAGATTATGGTTCTATAATATGGAAACTAATAAAACCTGAATTTAAAAAACTTTAAGAAGTGTGACTAACCATCACACTTTTTTTGTTTTTTTCATATTTATATTATAAATAAAAAAATTATGTCCACTGAAGTTATTGTCGCCTTTATCACTGGTGTTTTAGGCCCTGTTGTTTTACTTTATATAAAATACTTTTTAGATAAACGAAAACAAAAACCTGATATGGTTGCCGAAACACTAAAAGTAAGTGAACTCGTAACCAGTAAAATAGAACACATCAGAGATGAATTTAATGCGGATAGAGTTTGGATTTCACAATTTCATAACGGAGGACATTTTTATCCAACGGGTAAATCAATGGCTAAATTCAGTTTTATTTATGAAACTGTAAATGTTGGAGTTCCATCAATTCAAACAAACTTTCAAAATATACCTGTCAATCTTTTCAGCAAATCTATTGTTGAATTATTAAATAATGAGGTAATTGAAATACCCGATTTTAAAGATGAAACAATTGCAACTTATGGTTTAAAATACATAGCCGAAGATACAGGATGTAAATCAGTTTATTTATTTGCCATTAAAACAATAGATAATAAATTTATTGGAACATTAGGATTAGACTATACCAAGAAAAAGACCAAATTAGATTTGGCATCAATAAATCATCTTATGGTTCACTCCGGTTCTTTAGGTGGAGTCTTAATGAATCATTTACAACATTAATTTTTGGGCAAAAAAAATCCCCTTCTAAAGGGGAAAATTTTTTTCTTTCTTTCGTTTAATTACTTTGCAACGGTAGTGTCAACTGTTGCAGTTATAACTGAATCTACAGCAACTGTTGTTGAATCAACACAACATTCTTTTACAGATGTTGAGTCTGTTTTTGCAACTTCTTCAGCAGAAGCGCTTCCACCACAAGATGCTAAAAGTACTGAACTCGCAACTAAGATTGATAAAACTAATTTTTTCATATTTCTTATTATTTGACTAATAAATAGTGGTGTTTCACTCAAAAATCAAGTAGTTTCATAAAAATATTAATAATTTTCATATTAAAGTACCATATTTATTTACGCAATATTTTTTCCAAAAAATTTGACTCAAATCTAAATTATGACTAATATTATGTTAGAAATAAACAATATATATGAATTTAGAAATCGAAAACAAACAAACTGAAGAAAATGTAATTTATTACTATTTCAGTGACAATGGGGATAAATTTTATACAGGTGACATTAGATTCGCCAAATCAAGGGCGGAATTTTATGAAACTTTTAAAATTTATATGGAAAAAAGCTCTTAAAAAATTTGGAAGTAATAAAAAAACTTCCTATATTTGTAAAACAAAATCGGAAACGTCCGATGGGTTCTTTGAAAGAAATTGGTTATAGAAACAGTCTAGGTCCGTAGGGCTACTGTTGTATGTGAGGAAAGTGACTACGGGGCTCCTTCGCATTTAAAGTGTAAATGAAACATGTTACCGCATCAGTTATAATGACCATAAAAAAGTTTAAAAAAGATTTGGATAATTAAAAAATTCTTCTTATCTTTGTTAAACAAGTTGAGAATAGGTTGACGATATGTTGTAAAATTTTGGTTTCCTAACCTCAAAAAAAAAGTGAAAGAAAAATTTGACAAATAAAAAAATTCTTCTTAACTTTGTAAAAGAAATCAGAAACGTCTGATTTAGTTCTTTGAAAATATTGAATTATCCATTCAGTCCTTGATTATGAGACCTTCGGGTTAATTATGAAGGGATACTGATAAATGATAATCGGCCGTATATGGTCGTTAAATAAACTACGAAAGTAGGATAAAGTGGAATCACCTGTGTTAGTGGTTCTGCGGCTTGGGAAACTGAGCTCGAGTATACAAGTGGGATATCATCTGACCTTTAGTACTGAGGGCAACGCTTTAGGGAAAGTGGTTAGGTGACCAAGCAACTGTGGATTGTTTGGTTGAGTTCGGAAGAACAATAAGAATAACCCATAGGACTCTTGTGAAAAGTATGGTTATCTAACTATATTATCACGGATTCCAATTCGAGAGTCGATTTAAAACCGAAAGGTAAGATGTAGAACGAGTGGTGTCGCTAACATCCTCACTAATAACCCACCAAGGTTATGGTATGAAGTTGACTTGAAAAATGGAGATGGGGACATTTCACGGAGTAGTTTAGTATTCAGTTGTTCAAAAGATAACTGAGCTTAGGGCAGACCACTACTTCGACACATCCGCAACACAAAAACTTAAAAAATTATGAAAATTTTTTTTAAAGGAAAAGTGTCTGTCAGGTATCAATGAAAGGTGACTACATAGTAATGAGCCGTTCATTGCACACGAAGACCCCAAGTCTGACTGTAATCTTACCAAAGGCCTCTAGTTCCGCAAGAACGAGTTGGGAAGGCATTCTCGAAGAGAGTTGAGTAATGAGAGAGTAATTGATACCTAAAGGAGTGATTCATCTAATGAATCGTCACTGAGAAATACTTCTCAAAAGGAAGTGGAAACGTAAGGAAACAATAATCTTACTAAAGGTTCTCAATAAATGGTGTATTCTCAGCCAAAGCCTATATTGCGGGGCAGAGAAACGGTTACTCATTGGGCTCATAACCCAAGGACAGTGGGTTCGACTCCCACCCACCGCTACCAAGTGACTCTGATTTGAAGTTTGGTTGAATCTTCGTACGGAATGAGTATAAACTTCCAAGAAAAAACCTCCCCCCGTCTTATGTCGTGAATGGTTATGGTATTTCCAACACGTTTGTCAGGGTCTCGACAAAACAAAAAAAGTAAACACCCCCGTCTAAAGTCCTCGCACAAGACTTATGTTCTACGGGTTTAAAGAATAAAAAACTGTATCGATACGTTGTTTTTTTAGGTAGTGGATTTTTGTGATAACCACTGAACTTTACGAACGTATTCAAATAATTCGAAAAATGAAAAACACACAAACGTTAATGATGTTAACATCGTCATAACTCACGATAGAAGTTTGATAGTGGTGTCACTAACTACTGATTCGGGTTGAACATACCGAGTGACAAAGTTTCAGGCTAAGGGAGAAAATTAGGAATAGCCATCTAATTTTTCTCCCTTTTTTTATTTATTATATTTCAATAAATTTTATATTTCTAATACCCTTGAGGTATAAAAAATTAATCTAATTAAAGATGGAAAAGTACTACTTTGCTTTGGGTATGCTTTCGATGGTTGCGGTAATAATTTTTACGGTAATTGTTTGGGGTATTCTCAAGGTCGTAAAAACTGAAAAGAAACTTAACGAGTTTCAAGAATCATATCGATGGGATGTTGAAAACAATCACAGAAGATATGAGGAATCTAGAAGAGATTTTGATGACCGAATTGAAAATTTTTCAAGGTCAATTCAAGACGAATTTAAGAGAGTTGAAACGTTATGTGTTGAAACAGGACAAGAGTCTAAAAGTTACACAGACAAAAGATTTGATAAAGTCAAATAATAAAAACCCCTCGAAATTGAGGGGTTTTAATTAAATAATCCGACCAAATGACCAACCATCGCTTATAAAAGTTTGAACATCGTTTTTATTTATTTTTTTTGAGATTCCATTTTTTGTCATCCATTTACTACCGTAACAGGAATTATTTTCTCCAATACCATATTTATTTTTCCTACTTTCACTTAGTTTTTCCTTTGTTTCTTCTGAGTGTTTTTTCCCTAACCAATCACATTTAAAATAACTAACTTTATTATATTTTTCAAACGACTTTTTGTTTATTTTAGACATTTTTTTAGAGTGATTGTTTCTATAATCAATATCTTGCATTTTTTTTAAAAAAGATTCGTTACCTGATTTTGAGAATTTTTTCATATGTTCCTCACTCCATATTCTCCCTCCTCCCTGACCTCCTTGGATTAAGTTAAGACAATTTTTTTTTGAAATTTCATTTAAATTAACAATTTCTTTTTCTCTATTTTTTAAACTTTCTCGATTTGTTAAAAATTCTAAAATTTCAAATTTGTGATTTTCCAACCCATATTTTTTTACGGATAGTCTAATTATTTTACCAGAACCAAAATACCCATCTTCTAAATTATTAGTAGAGTGCATTCCATAATAATATCTATTGTTGATTAGATTAGTAATTTTATAAATAAAGTGAAATTTTTTTTCCATAATTGTATCCCCTAATAATAAATATTAAGGAATACAAAAAAAGGAAGTGTGGAGATATACGGAGTCGAACCGTGTCCAGATGATAACAAGAACTAAGGACTACACGCTTAGGATAGTATTTTCTAATACTCCAAACTTCACAATTCCCTTATTTTATAGTGGTTCGGTTTACTGAGAACTAATCCTCCACTTTGTTCCTTTTTGGGTAGAAATCACACCCTTGCAAGGACTTCTGTTCCTGGGTTATATGTCCGCCGACCCGATTGAGTGACTTAATCTAATTAAGCCACTGCCACTTCTTCAGTACGGATTAATCCAACTGCAGAAAGTTTGTTGATAACGTTGCCGTATATCGGTTTGAATCAGTTTTTACAAGGTTAATTCAGCCTTGACGTGCCCCGAATTAATGACTATACCTGTCAAAACCAAAGCTATCCCCATAATGTTAATGAACTTAATTCTTTTACAAATATACAAACTTTTTGTTTAATAACAAATTTATTTGATATTTATTTTATATAAATATGGCCTTTCAAGAAGAATATAAATCAAAAGCTTACCGTGATAGTGAAATTATAGTTGATAATGACGAAGTTATTTTCGTTAAAGTAAATTCATACGATGGTGTTAAATATTTTGGTCCTGATAAGATGACTGAAAATATATATAATAAATATTACATTAGCGGGTCATTATATTTTATATTTGATAAAAGAGACGAGTATCTTGAAACAACTCCAACTATATATACGATACATAAAGAATTTAGTCGAAAAAAAGATGAAGTCATAAAAATTTTGAACCCTTACTTAGATGAAGAAACTTTTAAGTTCATATATGACCAATTTCCAAGTTTAAAAGAAAAATTAGATGAAATGTTTCTAGAAGATACATTTTATAAAACGTTGAGGGGAATCAAAGACGGTCAAATAACAAGAGAAAGAGATGTTCAAAATTCAGATGATTTAGTTGGTGGATTTAGATTAAAACAATCATCACCTGTTAATAGTATGATTGAATTAAAATTCCCTTATACTGAAGACTTTTTAAAAGTTTTACCAATAGACCAAGATGATATTTGGTATATTGAAAATATTATGTCACATTATAGCAGTTATGAATTCAAATACAGTGACTCGTATTCTGATGATTGGAAAGAAGGTTATATTTTACCAACTTTTAATGATGTTAATACAGACAAGTTAAGAGAAATTTTAAATTTAATCAGTCCAAAATTAGCAACTGATTCTGAAAATAACGAAGAAGAAATTAGTAAATTATTATATTCATCTTTTGAAAGAGATATTGATGATTTGATATACGAATATCAATCGTTAGATAACGATTGTAAACTTGAAAGTGAAAGAGAAAGTATAAAAAATGACTTATGTGATATCTTACAAGATAAAGGTATATTCACCAAATATTGTTTTTCATCTTATTACACAACTGTAAAAGTTTTATTGTTTTTATATGAATCTACAGGAATGTATGATGCGGATTTAAAAACATTATTGAAAAAAATTTTAGAATCTGTAGATGTACCTGACTATTATGAATATTCTTATGAAGTACAGTGCAATGATTGGCCTGACGAAGAATGGCAAAGATATGTAGGTAACACTTTAGAAAAAATTTCAGAAAAAATTGAAGAAAGTGACGAATACTTTTCAAACATTGAAGAATATAGAAAAATATTGGATTTTATACAGGGAAAATACGCGTTAAACACAAGATACAAATCACCTACTAACCCTGATAATTATTTTTCAATTGAAGACATTGACCATAACACAAATAAATTAACTTTGAATGTGTATACAAACAAAGGTGTACAGAGAAGAAGTTATAATTTAGAAGATTTCAAAGTATTTCTTTCTACAGGAGAATTATTTTAGTTTTATCAACAAAAAAGTATTATCTTTGTCTTATGAACAACGACATAGATTTTTTAAAAGAGGTATTATCCATTCCTACAAAAACATACGAAGAAGATTTAATGATTGATTTTTTAGTCGATTGGATGAAAAAAAATCGTATTCCTTTTAGTGTTGATGAATATGGAAATGTTTACGCGACAAAACAAACAGATGAAGTTGACGAACATTTTATTTTTCCTTGTGTTGTAGCACATACTGATACCGTCCACAAAATAGATACAATTAATATTAGAGAAGAAGTTCTATTAAATGAACAAAATGAGTTAAAACCATCACTCAAAGCGTACAATAATAATGGGAATCCAACAGGTATTGGTGGTGATAACAAGTGTGGAGTATTTGCATGTCTTCAACTTTTAAAAGAATTACCTTTTCTAAAAGCAGCATTTTTTGTGTCTGAAGAAACAGGATGTCATGGGTCAAAAAATGCCGATAGGAATTTTTTCAGTAACGTTGGTTACGCAATTCAATTTGATGCCCCTGGTAATTCAATGGTAACCGAATATTGTATGGGAACTCATTTATTTGACCGAGACGGTGAATTCTTTAAAAAGTGTGATGAAGTTTTAACTGAATCATTTAACAATAGAAACAAATATCAGTCTCATCCTTATACAGATGTTTACGCACTTAAAAACTTATTTGATTTTTCTTGTGTTAATTTTGCAATAGGTTATTATGATTATCATAGTTCGCAAGAATATGTTGTAATTGAAGATGTTTTCAATGGTATTGAAACAGGTAAAAAAATGATTGAAAGATTAGGTTATAAAAAATACCGAAAAGTGACTAAGGATAAAAATAAATTTTGGTTATAAAAAAAGGGGTTATTCAACCCCTTTTTTCTTTTTACCTTTCTTGGTAGTTTCTTTTTTATTTATTTGTTCTAATTTAACAGTTTCAGATTCATATTTTAAAATATATTCTCCACCTTCAACAACATTACCATTTAAAACTTCTTCAGAAATAAAATCTTCTATCTTATCTTGAATTGCTCTTTTGATAGGTCTTGCTCCGTATAATTCATCAAAACCAACATCAGAAATCATTTCAGTTATTGAACTGTCATACGTGATATTGTATTTCAATCCTTGAAGACGAACAAATAATTTGTCTAATTCTAATTTAACAATTTCTTTAACATCATCCTTCTTTAATTGATTGAACACAACAATTTCATCAATCCTATTCAAAAACTCAGGAGCGAAAAATTTCTGAAGTTCTTTCTTTAAGATATCTCTTTTTTGTTCTTCTTCCATGAAAGAAGATGTTGCGGATTTAAAACCTACGCCAGCTCCAAAATCCTGTAATTTTTTAACACCTAAGTTTGATGTCATAATAATAACACAATTTTTGAAATTGATTTTTCTTCCAAGACCGTCAGTAATATGACCATCATCTAAAACTTGTAAAAGTGTTGAGAAAATGTCTTTGTTTGCTTTTTCGATTTCATCAAATAGTATTACAGAATAAGGTTTGTTTTTAACCTGTTCTGTTAATTGTCCGCCTTCATCATATCCTACATAACCTGGAGGAGCCCCAATTAAACGAGATATTGTGTGTTTTTCTTGAAACTCAGACATATCAACTCTGATAAGATTTTCTTCACTTCCAAAAATTTCTTTTGCAAGTTGTTTCGCTAAAAAAGTTTTACCAACACCTGTAGAACCTAAAAATATAAACGAACCTATTGGTTTATTTGGGTCTTTGATACCTAATCTGTTTCTACGAATTGATTTTGCAATTTTTGAAACCGCCTCACCTTGTCCAATAACTTTTTTAGAAAGATTTTTATCTAAATCTGAAAGTAGTTTAGTTTCATTGGAATTTAATTTGGAAATTGGAATTTTAGTCATATTTGATACGACTTCATACACTAATTCAACACTTACTTCTTTCTTTTTAGTTTGAAGTTCATCTTCGAATTTCTTTTTTTCTTCTTCTAATTTATTTAAGATTTTTTTCTCTTTATCTCTTAAATTAGCGGCCTCTTCATAGTTTTGTTTTTTAACAACATCCATCTTTTCTAACTTGATTTGATGAGCCTGTTCCTTCAAATTCTCAACAATTTCAGGCATTTTTATTTCAACTTGACTTCGAGCTCCAACTTCATCAATAATGTCAAATGCCTTATCAGGAAATTCCCTGTCGGTAATGTATCGTTCAGCTAAATCTACACAGAGTCCTAATATCTCATCAGTATAAAAAACTTTATGATATATCTCATATTTGTCCTTAGCGTTTTTTAATATTTGTAAAGTTTCCGCTTTTGTTGCAGAATCAACTATTACTTTTTGGAATCTTCTTTCTAAAGCTCCGTCTTTTTCAAAATTCTTACGATATTCATCGAGAGTTGTTGCACCAACACATTGTATTCCTCCCCTTGATAAAGCGGGTTTAAATATATTTGACGCATCCAATGAACCTGATGAATTACCTGCCCCAACAATTGTATGTATTTCATCAATGAATACAATAATATTTGGGTTATTTTCTAATTCTTCAATTATGACTTTCATTCGTTCTTCGAATTGACCTCTATATTTTGTACCCGCAACAATAGATGTCATATCTAATGAAACGATTCTTTTATCCATTAAATTACGTGGACATTCACCGTTGTATATTTTAATTGCTAACCCTTCAACAATTGCGGTTTTACCACAACCAGGTTCACCAATTACAATAGGATTATTTTTCTTTCTTCTTGAAAGAATTTGAGCAATTCTTGTTATTTCTCCATCTCTTCCAATAACAGGGTCTAATTTACCCTCTTCAGCTAATTTAATTAAATCTTTACTGAAATTATCTAATACAGGTGTGTTAGAATTTTCATTAGAACTTTTACCTTTGTTTTTACCGTCGTTATCTACGTTATCAGTCATAGTTTTTTTATTAAATAATATGAATTTTTAATTAAAAGTCCAATATTGACAAAATGTCATGTTTTTAAAAAAACACTGACAAAAATCATTTTTATACATCGTAATATATGTCATATTTACATTATAAATCATTTGGCATACGATTAGATATGTTGTTAAAAAATAAACTAATAAAAATTAAAACTATGTTTGGAAAAAGAAAAAATTTCAACGATTTTATGAGAGAATTTGACTCAATGTTTGAATCAATGGATTCGATGTTTGGGTATAAACCAAAAATGATTTTTGGAGAAACTAAAACTGAGACGGGGACTGATGAAAATGGTGTTTGGACAAAACAAACCTTCACGTCCGAGGATGGGTCTACCACAATTACAAATTTTGTAAGAACCGATGGTTTTGGTTCAAGAACCAAAACTGAAAGTCTTCAAGATTTATTAAAAAGTGCGGTTGAAAAACAAAACTATGAAGAAGCTGTTAAGTTGAGGGACGAAATTAAAAAAATGGAAAAAAACAAAGACAAAATTGAGTCGTTAAAAAATGAACTTAATAAACATGTCAAAGACCAAGACTACGAAAAGGCGATTGAAGTTAGAGATGAAATAAAAAAATTAGAAAAATAAAATAAATCCCCCCAACCCAAATTGGGGGGTTATTTTTTAGTTACATTATACGATAATTTATTATTTTTTTAAAAAAAAAATGGCAATTTTAAGTGAAACAATTTCGGGTACAAAAATAATTAATGAAATTCAATCTTCAAATATTAAAAAAACCGAATACGATACGGAAACAAAAAAATTAATGGTCGAATTTAATAATGGTGTTAAATATGAGTATGATGAAGTACCACATCAACTATATACTCAGTTCAGAATGTCAGAATCTCAAGGAAAATTTTTTACTTCAAAAATATCTAAA